CAGAATCCTACTCAATCGGTGATTTTAAAATACGTCAAGAAAAATTCAAGAGCTAAAGAAGCGATTGAACTTTACGAACGGACAGGGCTTTCTTGCTATGCCTGGCAGAAAAATCTCTTGCTGCCTATGATGGCTATTGACAAGAATGGTCTTTGGGTGCATCAGAAGTTTGGTTACTCTATTCCTCGTCGGAATGGGAAATCTGAAATCCTTTATATTCTTGAAATTTGGGGATTGCATAAGGGATTGAATATCCTGCATACGGCTCACAGGATTTCTACATCTCATTCCTCTTTCGAAAAGGTCAAACGATACCTTGAGAAAATGGGGTATGTGGATGGTGAGGATTTTAATTCGATTCGTGCGAAGGGGCAGGAGCGGATTGAACTTTATTCAACAGGTGGTGTTATCCAATTCCGTACTAGGACATCAAATGGTGGTCTTGGTGAAGGATTTGATATGCTGATCATTGACGAGGCCCAGGAGTATACGACTGAACAGGAATCTGCTTTGAAATACACGGTTACGGATAGTGAGAATCCTATCACAATTATGTGTGGGACACCTCCAACTCCTGTATCGAGTGGTACGGTCTTTACGAAATACCGTGAGACTTGTCTCTTTGGAAAAGGGAAGTATTCTGGTTGGGCTGAGTGGTCAGTTTCTGATGAAAAGGAAATTGACGATGTGGAAGCCTGGTACAATTCGAATCCATCAATGGGCTACCACTTAAATGAGCGTAAGATTGAAGCAGAGCTTGGTGAGGATAAGTTGGACCACAATATCCAGCGTTTGGGATTCTGGCCAACATACAATCAGAAATCTGCTATTTCTGAAACTGAATGGAATGAACTCAAGGTGGATGATGTTCCAGAATTATCTGGCAAGCTGTCTGTCGGTATTAAGTACGGCCAAGATGGAACGAATGTAGCGATGAGTATTGCTGCACGGACCAAAGATGGTCGTTTCTTTGTTGAAACTGTCGATTGTCAATCCGTTCGTAATGGGAATGAGTGGATGGTAGCTTTTCTACGACAAGCTGATGTAGCTCAGATTGTTGTGGATGGTGCAAGTGGTCAAAAGATCCTGGATGAAGAGTTGAAGGACTACAGAATCAAGAATGTGATTCTTCCGACGGTGAAAGAAATCATCGTGGCCAACGCTCTTTGGGAACAGGGAATCTACCAGAAAACCATCTGTCACGCTGGCCAGCCATCGCTATCAAAAGTAGCTACTAACTGCGATAAGCGGAATATTGGTTCAAATGGTGGCTTTGGTTATCGATCGCACTTTGACGACATGGATATTTCTTTGATGGATAGTGCTTTGCTTGCGCACTGGGCTTGTGCTACGACTAAGCCTAAGAAAAAGCAAAAAATCAGTTATTAAAATAAGCGGTCAGGTGACTGCTTTTTTTGATGCCCAAAAATTACCGAACTGCCGGGGAAGCAGGAGAAAGGAGACATGAGAATGTCAGAATTTAAACCAATCACTACACAAGAAGAATTTGATGCTGCTATTAAGGCTCGCTTATCTCGAGAGAAAGAGAAATATGTCGACTATGACCAGCTCAAATCTCGTGTTGAAGAGTTGGAAAAAGAAAATGGTGGCTTGAAGTCAACCATCGAAGCTACTAATCAAAGTAAGACAGATGCTGACAAGCAACTTGAAGTTTTGCAGAATCAAATCGCTGGTTATGAGACGGCTAGTCTGCGAACTCGAGTAGCTTTGCAACATGGACTGCCTTACGACCTTGCAGATCGTTTGCAGGGAACTGATGAAGAAAGCTTGAAAGCTGATGCAGAGCGCTTAGCTGGTTTTATGAAGCCAGTAAGCAAAGTAGCGCCAGTAAAATCAACGGAGCCGATTGTTCCGAAAGAAGATGATGAAAGAACCATGTATAGAAATTTGGTTCAAAATTTAAATATTGAAGATTAAAAAGGAGAAAAAAATATGTCAGAAGCACAACTTGCAAAAGGAAATTTATTTGATCCAGAGCTTGTAAAAAAAGTTATTAGTAAGGTGAAGGGACATTCATCAATTGCTAAGCTATCACCCCAAAAGCCTATTCCGTTTAACGGCCAAAAAGAGTTCATTTTCGACTTTGATTCGGACATCGACATCGTGGCTGAAAATGGCAAGAAGACTCATGGTGGTGTGAGCCTTGATCCTGTTACTATTGTTCCACTAAAAGTCGAATATGGTGCCCGTGTATCTGATGAGTTTTTACACGCCTCAGAAGAAGCAAAAGTTGACATCCTCAGTGATTTTGTGGAAGGATTTTCTAAAAAATTAGCACGAGGGCTTGATATTATGAGTATTCACGGTATTAACCCACGTACAAAACAAGAGTCAAGCATTATTGGAACTAACTGCTTTGATAAAAAAGTTACTCAGACAGTAACTTTCAAAGAATCTAACCCAGATGAAAGTATGGAAGATGCTGTCGGTATGATTGATGGTTCAGAACGTGATATCACCGGAGCAATCCTAGATCCTATTTTTACAACTGCTCTTTCTAAAATGAAAAATGCTGAAGGCGGGAAATTGTATCCTGAATTGGCATGGGGCGGTGTACCTGATGCAATCAATGGATTGGCAGTAGATAAAAATCGCACTGTATCATACTCACAAACAGATCCTAAAAACACAGCGATTATTGGGGACTTTGAAACAATGTTCAAATGGGGCTATGCGAAAGAAGTTCCGATGGAAATCATCAAGTATGGTGATCCTGACAACAGCGGTCGCGACCTTAAAGGGTATAACCAGATTTATATCCGTTGCGAAGCATACATTGGATGGGGCATCATGGACGCTGCTAGTTTCGCTCGTATTGTGAAAACGGGAGGTTAATCATGGCTGAGTATGTAAACCAAAAGACAGGAGCAACAATCAACACTAATACAGAAATTTCTGGGGGTGATTGGGTTCCAATTGCAGCATACAAACCTTTGGACTCATTGACTAATGCAGCATTGAAAGAAATCCTTGATGAAAAAGGTATTTCTTATGATAACCGTGCTACAAAACCTGAATTGATTTCGCTGCTTGAACAAGCTGACACTGAAGTCCAGTAGTCGCTTGACTGGAGGTAGAAATGGAAAACTTTGCAACAGTAGAAGATGTTCAAATATTGTGGCGAACATTGAAATTCGATGAGAAAGAACGAGCCGAAGCACTGTTGGAAGTTGTTTCTCATTCTCTTAGAGTTGAAGCTAAAAAAGTTGGCAAAGATTTAGATGGATTGGTTGCTACTGATCCATCTTTTGCCATGGTCGTTAAGTCCGTCACGGTTGATGTGGTAGCTCGCACGTTGATGACCTCAACCAACCAGGAACCGATGACTCAATTCACTGAGAGTGCATTAGGCTATTCAGTGAGTGGATCTTATCTAGTTCCTGGTGGGGGTCTCTTTATTAAAGACTCAGAATTAAAACGTCTAGGTCTAAAGAAACAAAGATATGGGGTGATTGATATCTATGGGACGGATTAAAGGAATTACTGTAACTTTGACTGGGAAAACTAAGACTGGTCGGGATGACTTTGGTCATCCTATTTATGAGAATAAAGAAATTCAAGTAGATAATGTCCTGGTTGTTCCAGCTTCGACAGAAGATGTCACTACTCAGCTTAGTTTGACCGGGAAGAAGGCTTCTTATACGCTAGGCATCCCCAAAGGCGATCAGAACGAGTGGAAAGACCGTGAGGTTCGTTTCTTTGGGCGCAAGTGGCGCACGCTAGGCATTCCGTTAGAAGGCATTGAAGCCATGATGCCTTTAGAATGGAATAAGAAAGTGATGGTTGAAGCGTATGAGTAATTTCAAAGTCAAGCTTATCGGTGCGGGTGTAGGAGCTCTTTTGAAATCCAAAGAGGTTCAGGACATTCTGAACAAAGAAGCGACAGTCATTAAAAAAAGATGTGGCCCTGGTTATGAACAAGATAGCCACGTTGGTAAGACAAGGGCCAATGCTATGATTTATCCAGCTACACGAAAAGCGAAGAGGGATAATTTGAAAAATAACACTTTGTTGAAGGCGGTACATTAGATGATTGAAATTATTATCAAGAAATATCTTGACGGTCATTTAGATGTACCGTCATTTTTTGAGCATGAAACTGAAGCTCCAGCTAGTTTTGTTATCATTCAAAAAACTGGTGGTAAAGAGCGAAATCATTCTGCTAGTGCGACCTTTGCTTTTCAAAGTTATGGTCCAACTATGCAGAAGGCTGCAGAGCTCAATGTGAAAGTCAAAAAAGCTGTAAAGGGATTGATTGAATTAGATGAAATCTGTGGTGTCCACCTGAACAGTGATTACAATTTTACGGATACCGAAACAAAACAATATCGATATCAAGCCGTTTTTGATATTAATTATTTTTAAAAAGGAGAAATTAAATGGCAACAGAATCAAACGTAACGACTGCTAAACCTAAAATCGGAGGAGCAGTTTATTCGGCACCTCTTGGAACAGCATTACCGACAGATGCAACAACAAAACTAGATGAAGCTTTTAAAGCGCTGGGATATATTTCAGAAGATGGTATGACTAACAGTAACTCTCCAGAGTCTGAAAATATTAAAGCATGGGGTGGCGTAATTGTAAGTTCAGTTCAAAAAGAAAAACCAGACACATTCAAATATATGCTTATTGAAGCATTGAATTTAGATGTTTTGAAGGAAGTTTATGGATCAGATAATGTATCTGGTGATCTATCCACTGGAATTACTATTAAGGCGAACTCAAAAGAATTGCCACATCATTGTCTTGTAATCGAAACAGTTCTAAAAGGTGGTGTACTTAAACGTATTGTTATCCCTTCAGGAAAAGTAACTGCCATCGATGAAATTACTTATAACGATGGAAGTGTTCTAGGCTATGGTACGACTGTCACTGCCTTTCCTAACTCTGCTGATGACACACACTATGAATACATCAAAGGAGCTTAACTATGTCAAAACAAAATCGCAAAAAGAAAAATAAAGAAAATACCCCACAGATTAAAACAATCCGTGGGGTGACTTCAACCGGTTTTGCTTTCGAAATCACAAAAGAGCGCTTGGAAAACTATGAGTTGCTTGAAGCTATTGCAGAAGTAGATACCAATCCAGCAGTTTTACCAAAAGTTGTCAAACTTATGCTTGGTAACAAATCGGAAGATTTGAAAAATCATGTACGGACTGCTGATGGAATTGTTCCTTTGGATAAAATGGGTTCAGAAATTAATGAGATTTTCACAAGTCAGAACCAATTAAAAAAATAGCGTTCCTTGCTAGAATGATTCAAATAGATGAAGATGCTCTTATTTGCGATTTAGCTGAAACCTATGGAATTTTTGACTACAGACAGCTACCTGCTAACCAGGTGGCTGTCTTTGCTTTTGGTTTAAAGGATGATTCTCGTATCAAACTAGCAATAAGCAATAGGAAAGTGTCCTTTGACACTCTCTTGCTTGCAAGTGTAGTAGATAGATTATCTGCGCTTGTATGGTTTAAAACAACAGATGGTCAAAAAGGGATTAATAAACCAAAAATGATTGCACAAGAATTGACAGGAAAAACTAAAGCTAAAGAAAGTAATGAGATGATCTTTGATTCTGGTGAGGACTTTGAAGAGTATCGTCAGCAAATTCTAGAAAAGATAGGGGGTGAGGATTAGTGGCGACAGAAATAGCACAGGCTTATGTACAATTGATACCATCAGCAAGAGGTATTACTGGGAAAATCCAATCACTTCTCAATCCTGAAGCTAGCGCAGCAGGACAAAGTGCTGGGCAGTCATTAGGTTCTAGTCTTGTTAGTGTCATGACAAAGGTAATTGCAGCAGCTGGAATTGGAAAAGCTTTTAGCGCCGCTTTAAATGAGGGAGCATCACTTCAGCAATCACTTGGTGGTATTGAAACCCTTTTTAAAGGCTCGGCTGACAAGGTCAAGGGATATGCTAATGAAGCCTACAAGACAACAGGCTTGTCAGCTAATGCCTATATGGAAAACGTGACAGGTTTCTCAGCTAGTCTCTTGCAGTCTTTGGGTGGTGATACAAACAAAGCTGCTGAAACAGCTAACATGGCTATGATTGACATGTCTGATAATGCTAATAAGATGGGGACATCTATGGAGAGCATTCAAATGGCATATCAAGGCTTTGCTAAGCAGAACTATACCATGCTAGATAACCTGAAGCTTGGTTATGGTGGGACAAAGCAAGAAATGCAACGGCTTTTGGCCGATGCAGAGAAATTGACGGGTGTTAAATATGACATCAACAATTTATCAGACGTGTATAATGCTATACATGCTATTCAAGAAAATTTAGACATCACAGGCACAACTGCTAAAGAGGCTGCTTCTACTTTTAGCGGATCTTTTGAATCCATGAAAGCAGCTGCTCAAAATGTACTTGGAAAGTTGGCTTTAGGTGAGAACATCTTGCCTTCTTTAAATGCTTTGCTTGAAACAACATCTACTTTTCTCTTCAATAATTTTTTACCAATGGTTGGGAATATTTTCTCTGGATTGGGTTTGGTTTTGACCGAAGGGATTAGCCAGATTGCATCTCAGCTTTTTGGGGATGCTTTTGGAAGTGCAGTCTATGAACAATTGTCTCGTGTGACAGGCATTTTTGAAACTTTCTTTGATATGTTTTGGCTTTTTCTACCCTAGAATAGTTAATCTGTTCTAAGCAGTTTAGTAGCCGTAATCACATATTACTTTAATTTTAATTTATGAGAGGAGTTTGCTATGGAATCTAATAGGCTCAAGACAAAGGACATAATAACAGTTGTACTTTTGTCATTAATTCAAGGTTTGTAAAATATTTTCCATTATCTTAAGTCCTCATTCTTTATAACATCCATATCGTCAAATGCCTGATTCTCGCCGCCCATTGCCCATATAAAGGTATAGTTTGATGTACCTGCAGCTGAATGTATACTCCATGAAGGAGAGATAACGGCTTCTTCATTGTGCATTACAATATGTCTTGTTTCATTAGGCTCACCCATAAGGTGGAAGATAACATTGTCCTTTGGAACTTCAAAGTACATATACACTTCCATTCTTCTTTCATGAGTATGTGCAGGCATGGTATTCCATACATTACCCTCGTCAAGCACAGTCATACCCATTGAAAGCTGCGCAGTCTGAAGGACATCCGGATGTATAAACTGATTGATAACTCTTTTGTTGGAAGTCTTATTATCTCCAAGAGGCTTTTTTGCGGCATCCTTTATTGATATAAATTTTGTCTTATATGAAATATGTGCCGGAGCGCTTACCATATAAAACTTTGCAGGATTGCTTTTG